CGAGTAACTTTAAAATCATACCTCATACAACTATTGCCGAGAAACTTCCGACCAGATGTAGTATCTGGGTTCTCTAGCTTGCCTATGAGACTATGTTTGGCACGGGCAAAGTCTGCCCTAGTCTGACCAGAGTGTATGATTAGTTCTTTGACCGAGAACTCATGGCGATATTCATCATTAAGGGTCTCGATTTCCTTATCAGTAAGACACGGAAACATCTTTCTGAGACCTTTGCCAGAACGTAAGACAATACGCCCGTCTCTGCCTCGGTCTCTGCCTTTCTGGTCTAGCCAGAGAACCAAGAAACCCGCAGACTTAGGGTCATGGTTTGGCAACATAGTCTCTACGACTAGCTCTACCTGATCGCTAACTAACGACCGATACTCAGAATAAGTATTCCTGAGCATATATAATAGAGTGTCACATTGTTCTTCGGTTATAGTATCGTTCAGGTAATCGTTATTAACCCGAACTCTTGCCTGTCGTACAGAATGATAATAATTGTCTATCTCTTCCTGCGCTATGCGATTAATCCTATTATAGAAATGATTTCTTACTCTACGAGCGAGTCCCAGAGGGTCTGGGTGGCAGCCTAAGTCATACTTGGGAAACTGAGCAAGTGCCAGTCCCCAAGATCTGACACACCGTTCTGGCATGTATTGATCAGCTAATTCTTGCGTAATCATAATAGTTCTCCTATTGGTTCTACTATTAGTAAAAGCTCAGAGTGAGCAGGCCAGAGACATTCTGACCCAAGATCAACATACCAGAAAGAGGGTCAGAAGTCAAGCGGAGATTTATTCTATGAGGTTTGCTAATAGTTAAGTCTAGGAATGTGCTCTGCGAGAATATCTTTTGTTGACGGTGGTTTAGCCTCTGAGATTTTGTGAGAACTGGCGGGAACTGGCTCTATGGGCAACAAAAGTATTAGGTCCAGATGGGGGGAAACTCTTAGTCCGAGTCTTAGTATTTTCCTGAGTAAACGGATGAACTACGGCTCTTAATCATATGATTACTCAGACTATTTCCCACGGTAGGGGTCAGAGTAAGACTATTAGTAAGACTCAGAGCCGCTTGCGGAGCAAGACCAATTCCCACGGTAGGGGTCATAGTATTACTCAGAGTATGACTCAGAGCCCATGAGCGAAGCGAGGCTATTTCCCATGGTAGGGCTATTTCCCATGGTAGGGGTCCGGCTATTTCCCATGGTAGGGGTCATAGTATTACTCAGAGTCAGACTCAGAGCCACTCGCTTTTAGGTTGAGTGAATTTTATTTTACTCGCTCGCCTTTAAGGTGATCAGCTTAAAGTAGATTAGAACGATTCTAAAACAGCTTTAGGTTGTATCGCCTTTAAGTTGATTAGAACGATTCTAAGTACCGTATAGGTTGTATCGCCTTAAAGTTGAATTAGAACGATTCTAATAACCCATAGGTTGTATCGCCCATAGGTTGTATTAGTTTAACTCTGAGCAACCTTAGGTTGTATCGCCCATAGGTTGTATTAGTCTTGGTCTGATCAACTTTAAGTTGTATCGCCTTTAAGTTGTATTAGCCCGGCTCTGCTACCGTCTCATGATATGAAAATGCAAGGTCGTCTTATTTTGAACCCGAACACCTGAAAACCAGAGATGGCTCTGTATGGGGCTATTTTAGGGGTCTCTGGCGATTCGTATTTATTTCACTATTATTGCATTTAATTGTCGATTAGGGGTTGACGCCTATGTGCTGGACTGGTAGATATTGGGTACACCACAACGGTGAGGCCATATAGGCCGTTTTTCTCAGAACCTTGAAAGGGTTTATACCATGACTAACGTAATTAATGCCGACACAGTAGACGCAAAAATCTCAGCCGCTGACAAATCTGGGGACCTGAAAGTATTTACAGATCACGTACAGGACAGCCTACGTGATGCAATCTTCCCAGTGGCTCGTGATGCTCTGGAGCACACAGTATCATGGTTTGAAGAGCCAGAACAGTCCCAAGACCTAGTAGCTCACGTATGGCACACATTCAGCCGTGAATTCACTAACGGTGGTTCTGATTATGGTCCTAAAACTAGAGCTGCTTTCGCTGAATACCTTAACAAAAACCTCAACAAAGATGCTTTAGCAATAGTCAAAAAACTGAAAGGTTATCAAGACGCCAACAAAGCAAAAGCACTCGGCAAGGTAGGTCTTGGCTTAGCTCAGAAAAAGAAAGTGGCAGCCAAGTAATACAACCTCAACGGGAACTGGCTCCGGTCGGTTCCCTCTACTTATAGGAGAATTTTATGAGGCTTACACAACGTCAAGAAGAGTTGTTGATTACAGCTTTAAGTAGACTTGCAGCCATTCTGGCTATCGTTCTAGTTGCACACGTATGGGTTGAGGACTTAGCTTGGTTACTCGCCTCATGGGGTATCAACTTATAGGATAGTGGGACCCTTGGGAATACAACCCAAGGTTCTCGCTCTGTGCGACTCCACCCCTATCTATAACATAAAAAAATACCTTAGCATAACAAAGACTGTGCCAAAGTGTCACACTAATACACTTTTCTCAGAGTCTACACCTTGACAAATAAAAATTAGTTCCTATATGTCAAAGACAGGACAGGACATAACATATGTTATACGTATGTTAAACATAAGACCAATAACTTTAGTTTTAATCATAATAGTTAAATAATTAAGTGAAACATACGTTATACATATGTTAGGAGACTTAAGCGGTGCTAGTAGACTTTAGGGAAATAGTACATCATGACAACAAAAGAATAATAGACTTTAGTGTTTACTGTGTTGTCAAATATAAGGGTCGTAAGTACTACTATATAAATAAAACTAAAGAGGATTGTCTTATAGACCTCTTAGAGTTTATAACTAATGAAGAAGTCTTTGTAGAAGAACTTGAACCTTGACACCTGATATACCATTAATAGTGATAACTGTTATAATTTTTATGATTATTCTGTTGCCCAACTAAAACTTTCTTTTGTGTTAAATCAGTGTCTTATACGAAAGATATAAAAAAGTTATACTTTAGGGGTTGACATATACAAAAAAATACCTATGTGGTATAGCACGGCAAGCGTCATGCTCACACCTCCCCGAATATATTTCATGAGTGAGACGCAGAGTATCTGACCTTGCCCTCCCCATTATAACTTATGACAAACATAAGGAACTAACGTAATGTCTGACAAACAAGATGCTGTTGCCAACTTAGGTACAACTAAGAAAGATGCTGTTGTAGACCTAACCATTGGTGCTAAAGCTACTGCAAAATGACATACCCTAAGAATCAAGTACTCCCTTATAGTGTGCCTATTGCCAAGTATGTTCGGCAAGCGGTTCAAGATGGTGTGAGCATTAAGGATATTATGGCTACTGTAGCTAAGAAGTATCAGAATGCTCCGGGATCTCATGGTACATTCTATAAGTTGTACGGTAATGATATAGCTGAAGCTAGAGCAGAGATTGTCTCTAAGGTTGGTAATGTAGTCGTACAACAAGCTATGGAAGGACACTTTGCTTCACAAGAGTTATTCTTGCGTAGTAAGGGTGGTTGGAGCCCTCAGAGCACAGTTAATGACCCCGACGAGTATACTGACCCTGATCAAGACTCAAGTGCTATTGATGCCCTCATGACTTTGTTGGGCAAGGATACAGATGCAAACCCTGACACAGAAGACGCAGCGTAAGCTTACAGCAGAATCTCTAAGAGCTTTATCTGATGGTGAGGTACAAGAGGCACTTAAGCAGCTAACACCTGAACAAGCACAAGAGCTACAACATGATTGGAGCTTTTGGGCTAGAACAGATCAACTAGAACCGAGCGGTAAATGGAATACTTGGGTAGCCCTAGCAGGACGAGGTTGGGGTAAAACAAGAGCAGGAGCTGAGTGGGTCAGGCATAGAATCAAGATGGGCGATAGGATCGTTCATTGTGTTGCCCCCACTAAAGGAGACGTTCGTAGAGTTATGGTCGAGGGGGACTCAGGTCTCCTTAATGTATGCCACAAGAGCGACAAGACCTACCGTAAGGCTGACATGGGTTATCCTGTGTGGTCTCCTACTAATAACAGCATGACTTGGGCTAATGGTGCCAAGGCTGTCTTTTTCTCAGCAGAAGACCCAGAGAGACTCAGGGGTCCACAGGCTTACAGTGCATGGTGTGACGAGTTATGTGCTTGGAGAAATGCACAAGACACATGGGACATGATGCAGTTTGGGTTACGTTTAGGTAAACGACCCATAGTTTTTGTTACTACTACACCTAAGACTACTAAGTTACTAAGAAGTATCCTAGATGACGAGAAGACTCATGTCTCGACTGGATCAACTTTTGATAATAGTGCTAATCTTGCTGATACTTTTCTTACAGCAGTAAAGAAGACCTACGAGGGTACTAGACTAGGTAGACAAGAGTTATACGCAGAGATACTAGATGAAGCCTCTGGTGCCCTGTGGAACCGTAAGTTACTAGCTGAGTGTGAGGTAGACAAAGATGACGTCCCCCAACTTAACCGAATTGTTGTAGCCATAGACCCTGCTATTAGTAATAACACTGACTCTGATATGACTGGTATCATAGTAGCTGGTGTTGACGTAAACGGTACAGCTTATGTCTTAGAGGACCACACAGGAAACTATAGTCCTCAAGCTTGGGCATCTAAGGCTGTTGAGTTATACAGAGAGCACATGGCTGATAGGATCGTTGCCGAGAAGAATCAGGGCGGCGACATGGTAAGACACACATTACACACAGAAGATGAAACCCTACCCATACGCCTCGTTCATGCGAGTAGAGGCAAGATGGCTAGGGCTGAACCTGTATCTGCACTATACGAGCAAGGCAGAGTTAAACACGTCAGAGGGCTTAACGACTTGGAGGATCAGATGGTTCAATGGGAACCTCTTGGGTCTTTAGGGTCGCCAGATAGATTAGATGCCTGTGTATGGGCCATCACCGACCTTAGTCTTAATGGGTACGCAAAGCCACAACTTAAACTAGCATATTCTAGTGCTAAGGGACTCCTATAATGCCCAGAAGATTGAGTAAAACTAAAGCGACCCAAACACTAGGGGTCAGTGGACAGAACGTCCGTAATGGTCAGATAAGGTCTGATGAATTTATTCCTGAGTTACGTGGCAAGGCTGCTATCCGTAAATATAGGGAAATGAGAGATAATGACAGTACTATTGGCGCAGTTATGTATGCTGCTGAACAAGTACTTAGAGACGTCAAACTCAAGGTTGAACCAGCTAATGACACTGAGGAAGCTAAGAATGAAGCTCTATTTGTGGAAAGTGTCTTTGATGACATGGAACATTCGCTTGATGACCATGTTGCGGAAGCGTTATCAAGCCTGTCGTATGGCTTTGCTTGGTTTGAGGTTGTCTATAAGCGCCGTGTTGGGCCTACTAAACAGTCGTATAAGAAGTATAGTAAGTATACTGACGGGCGCATGGGTGTCCGTAAAATTGTTTGTCGTG